CTGTAGCCCTAGCGGGACACTACTCGGGCTGGCTGTGCTGCTGGCGTCATCCAATAAGGGTGGCGCTAGGGGTGGGGGCGATCTCCATCCGTGGCACGGTGGGCCGGGCTACGAGGGTCGTGAGAACGACTACATCGTCAGCGACGAGTACGAACAGCGACTGATGAGTTACATCGTCGGTCGCTGGGCAGGTGACCGCATCTCTGTTCTGGGTGACTACCACACAGAGGATGAGATCCTCGGCAAGCCAGAGGATGGCTCGCCGTGGTACGAATCAGCGGAGGACCGCTGGACGGACATCTCAGGTGCGGTGGTTCAGGCAATCTGTCTGGACTACTATGTGCGCACCGAACGCTTTCCCTCAGCTGCGGACGGGCGCATCAGGTTCGGCGCTAGTCTGACGATGGATGAGCTAGTCGGCGCGGACGGTAGCGTCCGCCCGATAGTTGAGACGGCTTAGCCTACTCAGCCCGCAGCAGCGCAGGCTTTCCCCCCTTTCGCCTGCGTTGTTGCGGAGTGAGTAGTCATATGGCAATACTCACTCCCTAGTCTCAGGGTTACGAGCCGTTGGGATCTGGCGTACAGCCAGTGAGGATCGGGCAACCGCTACTAGAATGCGGATAGCGTCCAGAGTGGTCGGATCACATCTATAAGGTGAGTCCAGCGAGGTCGGATCGCCGCTATAACGCGAGTCCCTGCGACAGCCCGGCTCCGGGGCTGTCAGCTTGAGAAACAGAGCGCGGCTGATCAAGGGTCAATGCTAACCCACTGATCAGTTCTGGCTAGTTGGTGGGCAAGTGGGTAGCTCCCACTTGCCCACTACGCCAGCCTGCCAAGACTTCCGTGTTACTCAACAGATAGAGAGGGGGTGAAAAATATGCCGAACTGGTGTCAGAATCGACTTGTCGTCGAGGGGAGTGAAGCTGCTGTGGAAGCGTTCCGCAAGGCCAACTCAACCACAGACACAGCGCTCACATTCCAAGCCGCAGTTCCGCGACCGGAATCCGAAGAAGGTAACTGGTACAGCTGGAACTGCGACAACTGGGGTACTAAGTGGGACGCTGTCGATGTGAACTTCGACGATGACCTCTGGTATCCGGTTGACTCAAAGCTGGACTGGACTGTGTATAAGTTCGACACAGCTTGGAGTCCGCCGATCCCTTGGTTCCGTTCTCTGAACTGCTGGACTGAGCTAAGGCTGATCCTGTTCTACGCAGAGGTCGGTCAGAGCTTCAGCGGATCGTGCGAGTGGGATAAGGGTGGGTCGTTCGAGAATGGCGAGAGCCTTTCGCTGGGCGACCTGCTAGCGCTGGACTTCTCTAACCGCTTCTGAAAGGAGGAAGTATGAAGTACGAGAAGCACGAGGACAAGGATTACTGTTACGAATGTGGGGTCTCGCTGTTCGGCGACCCTAGCCGCGTGATAGTAAACGAGGGTGACGAGGAGTTCGAGCGTCACTACTGCGCTGCGTGCTACGACAAGCTGCGTAAGGACGACTGGCCTTCGCAGTAAGAACAACAGGAGGGCGTAATGAGTGTATTAGACCCGCCGATCACGACAGTCAAGGAGGCTAAGGCGATTGTCCATAGCCTCTCCAGTACGGGCAAGATGCCCTGTCCTAGCTACAGCATCTCGCCAGACGAGTGTAATGTAGGCAGCAAGCTGGCCAAGAAGAAGGGGTCAGTGTGCGACGGCTGCTATGCGAAGGACAACAACTATCGGCGACACAATGTGATCGCTGCCCACGCAGCCCGGCTAGAGGCGATTCGTAGACCTCGCTGGGCCGATGCGATGGTGTTTCTGATCGGTCGCTGGTGTGAGAAGCACGACGAGCCGCACTTCCGCTGGCACGATGCTGGTGATCTCCAAGATCACGAGCATCTGGAGAAGATCTGCGAGATCGCAGCGCGGCTGCCTTGGGTCAGCTTCTGGCTGCCTACCCGCGAGCGTCGGATCGTTCGTACCTACGAGGGTGAGATCCCACCGAACCTGATCATCAGGTTCTCGATGGCGATGGTGGATATGTCTCCACCGCAGGCCGGTCTTGACGACGGCATCCTCTACTCGATGGTCAATCGGCATACCCCGGTACCCGATGGTGTCTGGGACTGCCCGTCTAGGTTCCAAGATGGTGAGTGCGGTGACTGCCGCGCCTGCTGGAACCCGGAGCAGCAAGTGATCAGCTACCACTACCACTAGGAAGGAGGGACAATGGACGCTGAGGAATACAGCAACGAAGTGCTAGAGCGCACCGATAGACAGACCAAAGACAGCTTCGACCTCAAAGATCTGGAGCGTTTGTGCGCTCCGCTCTACGACGCGCTGGGTCGAACGATCTGGGACTACACACTTGTCCACAGCAAACCCGCAACAGAGGAGTAACGATGGGACGAATGGGAGCAGAAGCAATGGCCGAGCTGCTCGGCTCGACTGAGCGAGCAATCGGCTGGCACCTGCAGAGCAATCACTACCCGCCGGTGCCGCTGGTCTGGAACCCGGTCGCTATCGAAGCGATCAAGGCCTGCAACGACGACGACCCTGACCGCGAGGTCGCCTTGCCCGAAGGCGTCGAGTACCGCGACGGTCGCACCGAGGTCGAGGCGTGGAGAATCGTCGAGTCATTCCGGCTCGACCCCTTCATCTACTACAAGGAGGACTGCTGATGACGCTGGGATGGTTTCCGCCGCCAGCTGAACAATACCTTGACCAGATCCACAGGACGCTGTTCCCTGAGGACTGGATGACTGAGGATCAGGTTAAAGCCGGAATCGAATCAGGCTACCTGAACGCAGAAGGAATCAAGGAATGGAGCGGCGCTGATGATCTAGAGATCATCGCGGCATACCTGCGGGACGCAGTAAGAGATGAGGTAATCAAACCACGACCAAGTAAGGAGAAAGCAGATGAATGAAAAGTACAAAGACGAGTTCCTCGACTGTGTAGTCATCACAGCGCTCGAAGGTGGCATCGGCTACTGGTCGGTGTGCAGTGAGTACAACTCGGGGTCGCTTGGAGAGCCAGCCCGGGCAGTGATCCAAGAGTTCGACGAAAGCACAGGAGAGCCATACGGCGAGAAGCTGGTAGTCGACCGCGCCCTGATTACCAAGGCGCTGGACAGGATCACTGACCTGACTCAGCCGCGCCTAGCCAACAAGGAGATCACCAAGTACATCATCTTCGGAGTGCTGGACGATGACCCCGGAAATATCGACACCGACTGCGCCGATGTGATCGTGCAGGTCGGGCTGTTTGGAAAGATCGTCTACGGATAAGGAGACCGCATGACAATGAAAGCAGACGAACTGCTGAGAGTGATCGCTACGACCCTGTTGGAAGTTGAGGTACGGGGCGATGCGATCGACCCAGCAGACGCAGCCGCTTGTGTCGGCTACTGCTGGGATCTGCTGGCGAAGTACGGACCAGAGATCGACCCCCACTTCAACTGGGAGGACAAAGCATGAGCAGCTTCAAACTTCACATCGACCTCGACAACGCCGGGTGGCGGGACGAGGACGACGATATCGACGCCGCAGCGTTGGCTGGGGCGATCAGGGCAGTGGCTGATGCGATCACCGACAACGACGCCGCATCGGTGGTCGACCCCAACGGCAACCGATCAGGATCATGGAGGATCTATGACTGACACATTCCTATTCACACCGAGCAAAGGATCGCTGACGGACGAGCAGCTGAAAGACTTCGAGCTGATGGGCGACGGATCAGACAGGATCATCCTGCTGGTCAGCGAAGAGGATCGGAGCGAGTTCAACGCCCTGCCCGAAGGAGAGGCCGGTGCATTGTTCGGAGTAGCAGTGACGGACACTGCCACTGGACACACTCTGATAGTCCGACGAGGACCATGTGGAGCTGGGTGCTTCTGCGGAGCAGAGGTTACCGGCATCCTGCCAAGCGACAACTAAGAGAGGAGAAGTATGTCAAAGCATCAAGACCTGAGCGTCACGATCCCGGCGGATCTGTTCATCGCCGTGACCGGGATCGCTGCAGGGTACAGGCACCTGCTGACCGAGCATGGCTACGACAAGGCCGAAGCAGCTAAGCCGATCGTCGAAACGGCTGACGAGATCATCGGACAGCTAGATGAAATCCTGTTCGGAAGGCTCGAGGAACGCCAGCGTGTCAGCTCAAACTGGTCACTGAACAAGGAGGAAGGATGACAGAGATCGCAGGGGACGAGCAGTACAGCTGGGACCACCGGCTGACCACAGCCGAAGAGTTGATCGAGGAAGCCAACGGCTGGCTCGGCGAGATGATCGCCGAGATGAACTCGGTCGACGACAAGGAACCGCCGACGCCCGAAGAAGTCGAGCAGTGGGTCTGCAGTTGGATGGACCGGGCTGAGTCATGGATGAAGGAAGGGAGGTGAGTATGAAGGAACCGAGAAAGGTGTTCAGCATAGATGTCCGCAACGATCTGGTGTACGCAATTGCGGACTTGTTCCATGTGCTGCAGTCTGAGACCCCAGAGTCGATCGAGGACGAGATGTTCCAGCAGGTCTGGGTGTTCGACCAGATCTGGAAGGAGGTCAACACAGCAGTAGCCCGAGGCCAAGAACACTATGTCAAGGACGCAGTAGAGCCTGACGAGTTCGCCGAGGAGATCGTCGTGATCGACGACAACGAGCGCAACTACAACGCCAACCACAAGTAAGGAGAGCAGCAGATGTCCCACCACAAACTGACCAACTACGAGATCAGCCGCATCGTGCAGATCATCGAGGATACTGTCTTCGACCCCGGCTCAGCACAGCAGCGGATCGACGACAAGCTCGAAGCGGCGGCGGCCAGCAACTCCATCGCCACCTTCGAGTACAAGAAGCCGGAGTCCGACGAGTACGAAACCAGAGTCGTCAGGGTCGAGGACTTCGCCGAGTCACGCGGGCCTGATTATCGCTTCTACTACATCACAGCGTTCGACTACGACCGCCAGAACTACCGCCACTTCCGGCTCAGCCGGATGCGTGCGGAGACGGTCAAGGTGGCCCAGTGATCCTCGCGATCATGCGAGACTCGACTTACGAGGGGCTGCTCAAGCTGGCACCGTATCCGTTCGCGCTGTTGATGTACTGGCTGAATGTCTATGTATCATTCCGCGACCTAGTTGAGGAGGACGATGAAGAACCCACGGTTGGTAGTGATGGACGGCGCTCAGTGGATCGAGGCTGAGGTCTCGGTCGGCGGCGTCAGCTTCCGCACTGCGATGTGCCCGGCTGATTGGCGCTGGCGATCGGCGCTGCCCGGTGATGTCTGGGAGCCGAAATCCCGCAGCGCTGGCAAGCAGTTCTCTGTGCTGGATTCGATGGGGCGCTCGGCTGTGATGGATTGCGAGAAAGTAACCATCATGCAGCACCACATCCCCGACAAGGCGGCCCTCGTCCGCACTGCAGACGGGCGCCAGCGGACGATCAAGTGGTCCGACCTCAAGCGCCGCTGGCAGCCGACTACCGAGCGGACGCTGCCAAGGAGAGCCGCCGCTGCAACTCGACAAGCTGCTCTTGGCTAAGCCCAGCGACGAGGCTGTCGTAAAGCTCGTCGCATCGCGGCGTGTCCGGGGCGGAGGTCAGGCACGCTCGCTCAAACGCCTCGATCTTAGTGACGCGCTGCTGTGTGTCGCGCTGCTCGGATACAAGGTAGACCACCGATCCGACCAGCACCCAGACCGCGAGGGCTAGGGCTACGACAGGGCGCACGATCGCCGGGTGAGGCTTGATCGAGCGCCAGAACTTCATGCGGCCCGCCCCAGCAGAACGACGAGCACAGCCGCCGATAGGATCGTGCCAGCTGCGGCATAGAGTGCCGTCTTCAAGCTCTGGAAGGCGTCCGTCATTGTTGAGACTTCCTTCTTGAGAACGGCGAAGTCTTGGCGCAGGTCCGCTACCTCTTTGGGCAGCGGCTCAAGCGCGGACAAGCGGTGGGCAAACTCTGAATCACGATCTGTCAAACCAAGATGAAAGGTACTGAGATGAAAGACACTCCTCTGGACTGGCGCTGGAAGAACTCTGTAGTGGTGACAAGGGTCAGCACAGGGTCCGATCGGCAGGCTCATGTCCACGGCCCATACGAGCGCATGAAGCAGGCGGTCGAGCGGCTTGAGCAGCTGCGCGAGCAGCATGGTGAGTCGCTCTGGGAGTACGACATCGTCCGTCTCAAGTCTTAGAAACAGGTTTGTTTACTGAGGGCAAGTGGTTGGAAGGTCGAAAACAAATCCCTTGATTTCACGGGCTTTTTCCGACGTTCCCGCACACCCCCCTTTAGGGGGGTGCGGAACCGAAAAACCCGGCCTGAGTTTGTAACCGGACGCACAAAGTCTAGCCTGTTGCGGGCGCAACCTTTACTGTCGCGCACAAACATATGATTCTCTATTGAGGTTCGTCAGTCGAGGTGGGGCGGAAAGGCTCGACCAAGCGCAAGACGTGTAAGTCGAGGTGTAGACCGGCGGACCTCTCTCAAGAGAGGATCGTATGCAGATCGAAGAACAGGTAGCCAGAGCGAAGGAGCTGATGGGCGAGGGCTACAGCCAACGCGCCGCCGCAGCTGAGGTCGGCCTCGCAGAGAGTACGCTCCGCTACAAGATCCGTGGCGACTGGCGCAAGCAGGGCCGCCAACCGAAGGTGGTCGTCAGTCCAGACGGCAGCAGCGCCGAGATCACCGGGCCGATCAACTGCCTCACCGATCCCGAGACCTTGATGCGGAAGATGGGCCTCTCGCCCGACGAGTGGATCGTCACCGATGATGTGATCGTCAACCAGTGGGGCGATATCGACGAGCCGAACTTCCAGCTCAAGCTGCGGGTGCGCCGCAAGTCGAGCATCAAGTTCGTAACCCCAGCGATCCATGTGCCGCCGGTCAAGCGCCCGACCGCTAAGAAGCCGGAAGGCGAGCCTCGCTTCGTCGTCGTCTGCGCTGACCAGCAGGCACCGTTCCACGACGAGCGGCTGCACGAGATGTTCCTCCAGTTCTTGGAGCAGACCCGGCCCGACGAAGTCGTGCTGGCTGGCGACACGCTTGACTTCCCAGACATCAGCCGCCACCGGGACAACCCTGAGTGGCACGCTCCGGCTCAGCAGTGCATCAACTCCGGCTACCGGCTGCTGCGGGACTACGTCGAGGCCGCACCGCAGGCCGAGTTCCACAAGCTGCTGGGCAATCACGACGAGCGCCTGCGAACCGAGCTTCTCAACCGCGCCGAGCGGCTTTACGGCATTACTGCTGCGCCGACAGAGGAAGATCCCTACCCGGACGCAGCGATGGGCGTCAAGAACCTGCTGCACCTCGACGCCCTCGGGATCAACCTGATCCAGCCTGACGGCAACTACACCCACGCCCAGCACTTCATCACGCCGCAGCTTGCCGTCCGGCACGGGTGGTTGACTGGTAACAACACAGCCGACAAGTCGCTTCGCAACATCGACTTCTCGCTGATCGTGTTCCACACCCACAGGCAGAGCGTGACTTACCGAACAGTCCACACATCAAGCGGCGACAGGCGACTCCAGATGGGGGTCGAAGGTGCTGCCATGTGTCGGGTTCGCGGAGGCATCGGCTACGCCGTCGACCCCAACTGGCAACAGGGCTTCGTCACGGCATGGGTCTGGCCGGATGGCACATTCAAGGTGGATCACGCAACCGTCAGCGGGGACGAACTGTTCTGGGGCGGGGAGCGGTTCACCGTCTAGTGGCTGCCAAGCTCTCCAGAGAGGACGACGTTCTCAAGCTGACCCTCGCAGGCATGAGCCGGGCGGACTTCGGCGAGGCGCTGCAGCGGGCGAAGGCGATTCCCGGCAGACGATGGAACGCAGAGGAGAAGGTCTGGGAGTTCCCTGCCGACGTCCTCGTGGCCGAGCGGATCATGCACACTATCCGCCCGGTGCCCTCAGCTGAGGTCATGAAGTGGGTCCGCCAAGCTAGGGCCGACCGCTCCGACGAACTCTCGACGACGCTGCCGCCCGACGCTGCCGCAACGCTGGGGATCGGCTGGGCCGACAAACTCTACCCCTACCAGCGAGCCGCGATCGAGTTCATGACCAACCATCCGTCCTGCCTACTGGCCGACGACATGGGCCTCGGCAAGACCGTCCAGTCGCTGTCGGCGGCCTACGAGTACGGGCTAACGATTGGCGATCACGACTTTGCCGAGCGACCCCGGTTGATCATCGCCCCGAACTCGGTCAAGGGATCTTGGGCGAGGGAGGTCGAACAGTGGACGAACCTGCCCGCCTTCGTGATCGACGGCAAGACGGCGGAGAAGCGCCGCCACCAGCTGGACAACTACAGCCAAGAGCCGGGCGCCCACATCATCATCAACTGGGAGAAGCTGCGGGCCAAGCGCGTCGCAGGCAGGGTCGAGATGGTCGAGCCGCTGCTGACCAGCATCCCGTGGATGGCGATCATCGCCGACGAAGCGCACCGCGCCAAGAACCGCAAGAGCCAGCAGACCCTCGGCCTCTGGCAACTCAAGGACGCGCCGATGAAGCTGGCGCTGACCGGCACCCCGATCATGAACAGCCCGGACGAGATCTGGGCGCTGCTGGCGTGGCTGCGGCCCGAGCAGTACGGGCGAGGCGGCGGACGCCTGCCCTACTGGACCTTCTACGACCAGTACGTCGACTACTACGAGGGTCCGTTCGGGCGCGTGATTACAGGCGCCCGCAACCCGGACGCACTGCGCTTCGAGATGAGCGACAAACTGATCCGCCGCACGAAGGGGTCGGTCCTCGACCTGCCGCCCAAGACCCGCCGGTATATCGAACTCGATATGCCAGCCAAGCAGCGCAAGCTCTACGCCGAGGCCGAGAAGCAGATGTGGATCGAGATCGCCAAAGAGCAGGGACCGGAGGCGCTCGACAAGTCGATCATCGACCTGCCTAACGGCGCTGCCCGCTGTACCAGACTTCGACAGATCGCGTCCTCCCCGGCGCTGCTCGGCGGCGATGACACCAGCGTCAAGCTGGACACCGCCGTCGAGCTGATCGAGGATGCCGGGCGTCCGGTCGTCGTGTTCTCCGAGTTCAAGGGAACCTGCGACCTGCTGACCGAGCGGCTGGCCAAGCGCAAGATCTCTAGCGCCATGGTCACTGGAGACGTCAAGCCAGAGGCCCGCACCGAGGCCGTCGCTCAGTTCCAAGACGGAGAGATCGACGTCATCATCTGCACCCTCGACGCCGGAGGGGTCGGCATCACCCTGACCGCCGCCGACACCGTGATCTTCCTCGAACGGGACTGGACCCCGGCGATCAACGAGCAGGCCGAGGACCGGCTGCACCGGATCGGCCAAGACCGCAACGTGACCGTGATCATCCTGCAGGCCCGCGACTCCGTCGACACCGACCGGGTCGCCCCTGCCAACGAGTTGAAGTCGGCGATCGTCAGCTCGGTCATCCAACAGGACGCCGTCAAGGAGACACAGTGAGCGGATTTCTTCGCCAGTGGGACACGCTGATTGAACAGGCCAAGTTGGAGGGAGACTGCGTCTATATGTGGACTTATGAAGGGCCGTACATTGGCCCGGATCTGGTCGCCGACAACCTAAAGCTGTCGGCCCGCACCATGCACCCCTCTTTCATGGCAGCAACGCCGCCCAAGTACGACCCGACCCGCGACAAGAAGGACTGACGAAATGGACACCCAGCTTGCAGAGATGCTTCGCACCTTCTACGAGAAGAAGGACGCCCACCACAGGCTCAAGGCTGAGGCCGACGCCGCCACCAACGAGTACCGTGCCGCCGAGCAGGACGTCCTCGACCGCATGGACGAGCTTGGTCTCAAGACCCTAACTGTCGAGCTTCCCACTGTTGGCTCCGTCCGTTTCACGAAGCGCAAGCCGACGATCTACGGACGCATTACCGACCTCGATGCGGCGATGGAAGCCTTCTCCGAGAGCGGCCGCGCTGACGAGCTGTTCTCACCAAAGGTCGCTGCTTCGCGGCTCAACGAGTTCGTCCGCGAGTGCCTCGAACAGGGGCAGCCGCTGCCCCCCGGAGTGGACTTCTACGAGCGCCCCGGAGTGACGGTTTCCCGCAGCTAGGCTGCGGGTTTTCCCGCAAATTGCGGGGTTAACTACGATTCCGTCCGGCGGGGTGTGTACTGTCCCCGACTCAGTACATACAACGCAAGGAGACAATAGGTGTCTAAGGATCTAGTAGCAGCATCAGAAGCAGAGAAGGAATTGGCTCTCGCAGTCAAGGCCGACCTTGAGAGCGAGACCGATCTGGTCGTTCCGGTTCTCAAGGTGTGCCAGTCCCTGACCGCCGAGGTGGTCGAGGGCGACGCGAAGCCGGGCGACTTCATCAACTCGCTGACGCAGGAGAACTTCGGCAGCGAGATCGAGGTCGTGATCGCGGCGTACCAGAAGGGCCGCTTCTACTCCGACAAGGAGACCGGCCGCAGCTACGCAGCGATCGGAACGGTGGCTCCCGACAACTGGCCCGAGGAGTACGCAGGTCGGGCTTTCAGCGAGATCGACGACGCGGAGGAGCGCTTCCGCGAACTCGTCAACGCTGAGAAGATCGAGTGGGGCACCGGCCCGAAGATCTCGACGACCCATAACTTCCTTGGGTACGTCGTCGGCAGCGATGTTCCGATCCGCCTCTCACTGATGCGGACCAACAACAGCGCAGCCCGCAAGCTCAAGACGATGCTTCGCTTCGCCGCAGCGCCGTGGGATCAGACGTTCGTCCTCAAGACTGAGGCCCAGCGTTCGTCCCGCAACGAGCCGTACCAGTCGGTCGCGGTCAAGCAGGGCAACAAGACGACCGCTGAGCAGCGCGAGATGGCAGTCGCCATCGCCCTCGCGGTCAAGAGCAACCGCGTCTCGGGAGGAGACGCTGACGCTCTTGAGGACGCACCGGCCAAGCCCAAGAAGGCTGCCGACGCGCTCGACGTCTAGTCCAAGTTGGTTGGGGTGCCGGGGCTTATTCCTTTCACCCGGCACCCCATCCTCCACCCGCTATCCCACATGAGGTTCCCATGCTTTCCGATTACACGCGACTCTTCCGTGGTCGCCAAGATGCCTACGGCACTGGCCGGGGCGAGGTAGTAAGAGCACGGCCCACAGCCGCTCTCTATGAACAACACCTTAGAGGAGAAGGTCAAGGGCTGGGGATATTCCCCCTGCTCGACGACGGCACTCTCCTGTTCGGTGCGATAGATCTCGACGAGCCTGACTTCGACGCAGCCCGCTCGATGCAGGATCTCCTGCCGGGGATGACTTGGCTGGAGCGGTCCCGCTCGGGCAACGCCCACGTCTGGGCGTTCTTCACCGAACCCTGCGAGGCGTGGGTCGTGCGCGGCCTGATGCGTGAGGCAGCGGTCGCTATCGACAAGCCTCGCGTCGAGGTCTTCCCCAAGCAGGACCGGCTGATGGAGGGGATGGTCGGCAACTACATCAACCTCCCTTACTTCGGCGACACCCGCCCGATGCTCGACGCCGACAGCCTGACCGAGTTCGTCCAGCGTGCGACCCTGCTCCGCAACGACCCCGAGTCGTGGCGCAAGCGGGCGCGATTCGTTGGCCTTGCCGCCCCGGAGGAGCGCGAGCAGAGCAGCGAGTTCGGCGAGCAGGCACAGCTTCACGCCTGCGCCGAACACATCATCGCCAACCGTTTCGAGAACCCGATCCGGGCTGGCCACCGCAACGTCGTCTACTTCAACGTCGCCAAGCAGCTCCTGAACTGGCGCGATCTTGACGAGGGCGAGGCGTGGGGGCTGCTCTGCGAGTTGGAGGGCGCAAGCCCCGACCGCATCCCTGAGAACGAACTGCGCCGCCTGTTCGAGAACGCCAAGCGTGGCGAGTGGACCAGTACCGGATGCGACGACCCGCTGATGGGTCCGTACATCCTCGACGACTGCCCGATTGTGAGGTTCAGGTGATCCCCCGCGAGGTCGAGGCGCTGGCCCAGCTGCTCGCCAAGCAGGAGACCGACGAGGATCGTCAGCGCATCCTCAAGCAGGTCACTCTGAGGGCGGCGTCGGTGACTCCCGACGAGTCGATCGGCAAGGCTCCGATAACGACGCTGGGCGACTACCTCGCCCAGACGATCGAGGTGCCGCCGCGTCTGGTCGAGCCTGCCCTGTTCGTGCGAGGTGGGATCTTCTGCGTGACCGGCGCACCGGGCAAGGGCAAGACGAGCTTCCTGCTCAACTGCCTCGTGTCATGGGCCAGCGGTCGTCCGATGTTCCCCGGCTGCTCTCAGCTGGTGCCCAGCGGCCCGCTCCGTTCTCTGATCATCGAGAACGAGGGCGCTCCCGGTGAGTTCCACCGCAAGGTCGGGATCATGGTCAACAAGGGGCCGCTCACCGAGACCGAGCAGCGGCTGGCGAAGGAGAACGTCCTCGTCTGGGGCGACGGTGGCTACGCCGGGTTCAAGCTCGACGAGCAGGCCTACATCGAGAAGCTCAAGAAGGGTGTCGAGGAACACAAGCCCGACATCGTTTTCATCGAGCCGTTCCACGGCCTCTGGTCGGGCGAGGAGAACTCCGCGACCGAGATGCGGAAGGTGCTGGACGCGATGCAGGACATCGCCACCGGCCACGACCTGACCATTGCTATCGCTCACCACGATCGCAAGTCCGGCAGCTACGAGGACGGCGACCTGATGAACGTGGCTCGAGGATCGGGCGCACTCGCTGGTGCTGTAACGGTTATGTCACACCATCGTCCCGCGAAGGACGATCAAGAGCGCGAGTGGTCAGTGTCCAAGAGCCGCCACGCTCCGAAGCCAGTCCCGGTTCGCATGATCTGGGACGAGCCGAGTCAGTGGTACAGCTGGGTCAGCGACGAGTCGGGCGAGACCGACGTCCTGCAGCTGCTCCAAGACGCGCAGGGCGACCCCTGCTACGTCCCTGACATCGCACAGCAGCTTGGCGAGTCCCAGAAGTGGGTCAGGTCAAGGCTCAAGAAGCTCAAGGAAGAAGGTCGCATAAAGACGACCGCTAGCAAACCGTCGCCGGGAGGCGGCACGACTGGAGTCGGCTGGCGGGTAGTCCTGTCTGACGCCGACGCCGGATTGGAGTTGTAGTCATGGAGAGGTTGATTGGAGTGACAGGTCGGGCAGGCGCGGGCAAGGACTCCGTCTGGTCGACGCTCAACTACGAGATCGACGAGCCGGTTCACCGGCTGGCGTTCGCCGATCCGCTCAAGGAAAGCGCGATGGCCGCGCTCGGCCTGTTCTCCGAGCAGGCTCAGGAGTTTAAGGAGATAGGCCAGCTGGTCTTCCTCTTTGGCAACCGCGAGGTCGGCACGATCAGCGGCCGCGAGTACCTCCAGCTGTACGGAACCGAGGCGCATCGTGAGATCTTCGGCGATGACTTCTGGGTCCGTCAGGCGATGCGGAAGGTTCGCGGCATCACGGTCATCACCGACGTCCGCTACGACAACGAGGCCGAGGCGATCATCGCCAGAGGTGGAGAGGTCTGGGAGGTGCGTCGCCCCGGCAGCCTGATCGCCGAGAGCAACCACCCGACCGAGATCCCGATCTCACGGCACCTCGTCAACCGGGTACTCCACAACGACGGCGACCTCAACGACCTGCGCTACGAAGTCATGCGCGCTTGGGCCGGAGAGGAAGCCAGCGATGAGCGCCTGCTCAAGGTCGCTAAGGAGAAGGTCGAGGACGAGCTTCGACACAACTTCCTCAAACGCAAGCACATGACCGAGCGGGCCAAGCTGGTCGCTGCCGAGTTGTCCGAGGATCCCGACACGGCAGTCGTGCCGGGAAATGTCGGCATTTACGGGAAGGGACACCGACTTCCTTGGTAAGCGTCAAGAAACTCATCTTCCCGCTGTTGATTGTTGCGGCACTCGCAGCAGCCGACGACAGCGCTGCGTCCTACACCGGGTCTGCCACGGCTTACCACTGGTGCGACGGCAGCACGACGATGACGGCCAGCGGACGCCGCGCCTATGTGGGAGTGGTCGCCAACAACTGGCTGCCCCTCGGCACATGGATTCAGATGCAACAGCCGAACACCGTAATGGGCAGGAGGTTCTTTCGCGTATGGGACCGGGGCGGTCCCGGATTCGCGTTGGACTTCTGGGCACCTTCATGCGGCTGGATGTACCGCTGGGGTAGGCGCACGGTTAGCTTCCGCGTCGTCGCCCGGCGGGAGCTTTGGAGGGGTAAGCCGAAGGTCGGCTGGTCCCTCAACCCCCGCACCGGCAAGCGAGTGTGGCGACCATGATCGAGTTCGACGTGGAGACCACCGGCTTGCAGTGGTACGGCGGACACCGCCCCTTCCTCGCCCAGTTCTGGGACGGGGAGGGGGAGCCGGTACTGCTCGACCCGGTGAAGGATGTCAGCGAAGTTCAAGCGTGGCTTGATCGAGGGGCGACGGAAGGACTTCGAGCATGGAACTCGAAGTTTGATTTTCACATGATCGAGTCGATGGGCTACACCCTGCCGCCGCAGTCGTCTTGGCACGACGGCATGGTGATGGCGCACATCATGGACGAGCGCAACTCCTCCGCGCTCAAGGCTAGGGCGGCAGCTCTGCTGGGTGACGAGGTCCGCGACAACGAGAAGGAAGTCAAGGACTGGCTGTCCAACGAGTCGAAGGTTCGCAAGGCCGCCGCTAAGGAGGCCAACGCGGAGTTCATTCCGCCGAACTACTCCGATGTACCGGACGAGATCATGCACCCCTACGCCGCGCTCGACTGCATCCTGACCAAGAAGGTTTGCGAGATCTACGAGCGCACAATGCCCGACTCTCTCAAGGAAGTCTACGAGTTGGAGATGGGTGTTTTGTCGGCTCTCTACTCGTCCGAACGTCGGGGTATCCCGGTTGACCGCGAGGCAGCCGCCCGGTTCGAGGCTCAGGCAGCGGAAAACTGCGAACGCCTGCACGACAAGGCGGTCGAGTTGGCTGGGATCTCCAGCTTCAACCCGAACTCCAGCGACCAGCTGGCCGAGGCGCTCAAGCGCCGCAAGGCTGACCTGACCTTCGTCACCAAGACGGCCAGCGGCAAGCTCTCGATGGACGCTGAGAACTTGGCAGCCGTCGACGACGAGCTGGCCCGGACGGTCGAGGAGTTCCGCGCCGAGTACAAGCTGCTCGGCACTTACCTGCGACCGATGCTGCACCGCAGCTGGGAGCCGGGACTCAAGGCGTGGAAGGAGCCGTTCATCGCGCCCGACAGCCGCATCCATCCGAACTTCCGGCAGGTCGGCGCCCGCACTGGGCGGATGTCCTGCTCGGACCCCAACATCCAGAACTGGCCGCGTGACGACCTCCGCCTGCGCCACCTGTTCCGGGCCGAGGAGGGCAAGGTGTTGGTCACCGCCGACCTCGACTCTATCGAGCTGGTCCTGTTCGCTGCCTTCGCTGGCGATGGCCGCCTTCTGCGAGCCGTCAAGTCAGGCGAAGATATGCACATTCTCGCGGCGAAAATGATGGGTTTGACCGATCGCAAGCGGGCCGGTGGCGTAGTCGAGTCTGCCCGGCAGCGCGGCAAGACCATGAACTACCTCCAGATCTACGGCGGCGGGGTCAGGACGATCCGCAAGACCTTCGGCGTAGACCAGAAGGAGGCGCGGGCGCTGCTCGACCGCTACCACGATGCGTTCCCAGAGGTGCAGGGACTCCAGCGGCGGATCGAGTACACCCTGATGGATCGCGGCTACGTCAAGACGCCGTGGGGCCGCCGCCACCGCTGCAACGACGCTCAGCAGGAGTCCTACAGGTTCGTCAACTACCTCGTGCAAGGCACGGCGGCGGACCTGCTCAAGGCTTCGCTGGTGCGCCTCCACGAGCAGCGCGTTCCCGTGATCGCCTGCGTCCACGACGAGATCATCGCCGAGTGCGACGAGGCTGACGCCCCAGAGGTCGCTCGCCTGATCGAGGAAGCGATGACCCAACACCCGCTGATCGAAGACCGCGTCCCGCTTGGTGCCTCAGCCGAGATCGTCAAGCGTTGGTCTCACGCCAAAGACCCCAACTACACCCCTGATTACGACAAGGAGAACACTCGTGCCTAACTACAATTCCGAAAGCATCAACTGCGTACCCGTCCAACCGTTGGCCGATGCGGTAATCCGCTCCGGCCTGAGTTTCAGCGAGGCGGCCCTCCGCTGTGGCTGGACCCGCGAGCATCGCAACCTGATCGTCGGCGACGCGACTCGGCTCAAGCGGAGGCTCGGACTTTCGGAGTACACAAGCCGAGGCCGCAAGCGCAGGCAGGAGTACATCTCCTACGAAAACGCGGTCATCATCTGCAAGGCCGTCAACGCCGATCCGTTTGAGGTGGGTGTCTAAATACGTCACCCCATGCAGGTATTTTTCCTGTGTGAAATGGATCAGCATTGACCCCGGAGAAAGCACCGGGTGGGCATTGTGGGACAGCGGAAACCTCGTAGAGGCGTCGACCGACATTCTGTGGGATGTCATAGACAACCTCTGCGGGGTTTCTTCTATTCGGGAGAACCCCGAACTGGAGTTGCAGTTCCCGAAGATCGACCTGATCGTGATGGAGGACTGGGCGCTGTACCCGTGGAAGTTGAAGGAGCTTGGTTGGGACAAGTGCCGCACCGCTAGAGGCATCGGCGCGATCGAGCTGATCTGCCGTGTGTCAGGAATCGAGCTGGTGCTCCAACCGGCTGCGATCAAGAAGGGTGCGGTGGCTGCCGGTGCCGAGGAACTGTTCCTCAAACCGCTGCACGAGAACCGCCACGCCAACGACGCGATCATGCACGGCGTTTTCTACATGGCTCGTAATGGTGCACCGGGGTAGAAGATGCGAGAACCGAAGGTCAACGGCGACGATGTCCGTGCGATCCTCGAAAGGCATATCAACCGCTACGACCATATGCCGCGAGGTGAGGTGGTCGAGGTACTTGCCGACCGCGCCGGTATCTCTACCCGGACTGTCTACCGGATCTTACAGGGGGCGCGAGATTGGCTTGACCTTGATCAGGCGGACAGGCTCTTGATCGCAGCCGACAGCAGCATCCAAGACGTGGAGGTCAAATGACCGGCAGCAGGGACAATAGACTGTAGTCATGGCCAGAATCTCGAAACTCGCCGACCCTGAGTTCGCCCGTGAAGTAGCCGAGTGCTACGTCTGCGGCATGAGCCGGGGCGAAATGGCAGCACGGTTTGACGTCCACCCTGACACGATCACCGCTTGGAAGCGCGATATGCGCGTCCGCACCGTGGCGAAGCAGCTGCACGATGACCGCGTCTTGGAGATGACCCGCAAGATCGACCACGAGATGCAGTCGCGTCTCAACAGTCAGCGGATTCAGGAGATGGACGACGAGACCTTGCTCAAGTTCCGCAAGGAACTCGTCGGCGACAAGAAGACGATCGAGCTGTCTGGCGGCCTCGACACCTCGTCGGCCAAGGGCGACCTCTGGAAGCTGATGGACGACGACCCCGACCTCGCCAGCAAGATCACTGCGCTGCTTGGCGGGGGCGAGCTTGAGTAACGCCCGCGACGCTCGCGCACAGATCGAGGCATGGGCCGCCGCCGACCCGCGAGGGGTACTGGAGGCTGCCAAGAAGCTGCAGGGTACGATTGTCACCCCGCACCCGGCGCAGGTGCCGATCCTCTCAGCGGAGGAGCGCTTCCTCGTCGTCTGTGCTGGGCGCCGCTTCGGCAAGACCAAGATCGCAGCCAAGCGTGCTCTCAAGGAGTGCCGCGAACCGGGGAAGGTGGTCTGGTGGGTAGCCAACACCTACAAGAACGTCGTCCGTGGCTACCGCGAGGTGCTGCGCCAGATCCCGCCCGGCGTGCTGACCAAGACCCCGCCCCCGGCGTCGGTCGCAGCGTCCGGCAGGCTGGTCCTGCACTTCCCCGGCGGCACTAGATTCGAGTTCTACTCAGGTGAGAACCCGGACGCGATGGCCGGTGAAGGCGTCGACTTCGTAATCGTCGACGAGGCCGCCCTGCAGCGCGAGGTCGTCTGGACTCAGACCGTGCGCCCGACCCTGATGGACCGCAAGGGCGGAGCGATGCTGATCTCCACGCCTCGCGGGCGCAACTGGTTCTACCAGCTGTGGCTCAGGGGGCAGGACGCCGAGTACCCGGAGTGGGCCAGCTGGAAGTTCACCACCGCCGACAACCCCTACATATCCGAGGACGAAGTCGAGGAGATGAGCCGCACCCTGCCTCGCATCATGTACGAGCAGGAGGTGCTGGCCGAGTTCGTCAGCGACGCCGGATCTGTGTTCCGCATCCCCGACGAGAGCGTCCGGGAACTCTCCCGGCCTAGCGGCCATGTAGTGATGGGCGTCGACCTCGCTAAACACCACGACTTCACCGTGATCAGCGCCGCCAACGCGACCAACCGCGAGCCGTGCTTCCACGATCGCTTCAACGCCGTCAGCTGGCCGGTCCAGAAGCAGAGGATCATCACCGCTCACGACAACCTGCTCGACGCTGGGGCCACTGGGGTCACGATCCTGATGGACTCGACTGGCATCGGCGACGTGATCTTCGACGATCTCGAAGAAGAAGGCATGGACCTCGTGCCGATCAAGTTCACCAACGACTGGAAGTCAAAGGCAGTCAACCTGCTGTCGGCGGACCTTGAGCGCGGCAACGCTTTCGTCACTGCCCAGCAACTGGGCGAGCTGCAGTCCTACACCTACACCATGAGCGAGACGACCGGCCGCTTCAAGTACGCAGCCCCTGACGGCGGCCACGACGATGAGGTCTCAGCCAAGCTGCTCGAACACTGGGGCATGATTCACTTCGGGGCGCCAGACGTGAGAGTTCTCGGCGACCCTACCGGACCTCAGATCGTGGGCCACTCAGTTATCTACGAGGGCACTGCGGTAGAGGAGCCGCATCAGATCGAGATGCTGAGCAGCGCCGAGCTGATGCTCCGCGATGACGTCTGGGAGTAGCCGGTAGCGCCTCAGTTGTGAAGCAGAAGGCCCGGTAAGGGCCACACTGCCTCAGTCCTGACGCTTAGTGCGGCTGTCGACCAAGATCCCGGCGACGGCCGTGACGACCGCGACCCCAGCAGCGCCGAGGGCGTCCGCCTCGTCCTTGGCCACGACGCCGTAGACGATCGCGACATTGACGACCGCGAGGATCGCCGACTTGATGTAAGTGACTGTGTTCTGGCTCATGACTTGAATGGCACCTTTACGCAGGTTGCGACAACCGAGGTCGGGCGCGTGCGGATAAATGCGCCGCCGCCGTTGTCTTGACTTCCCCCGTTGCCGGGGCTGGTATTACCCTCCACACACTTGACTGTCCCGGCTGCCCGGTTGTACTCAAGGAACACGCCGACGTGCTGGACAGAGTCGCCACCGGGGGAGAACTTGAAGTACACCCAGTCGCCCGGCTGACACTCAGACAGGCGGCAGGACTTCCAGCCGGTGACCCCGCCGATCGGTGAGAGGCGCTTCGCCCGATCGACAACTGAGACTGTGTAGCCACCGATGTTGCCGCAGTCAAGCTCGGTGCGGGCCTTCATCCCGAACCACGCCGAGACGTTGACGAAGCACTGGCACCAAGGAACCCCGCCTCCGGGGTAGCCTGACATCTCCTGCCACTTCGTAATCCTCGGCCCCTTGTTGGAGAAGGCGGGCTTTTCTACCGTGCCGACAGCGTCAAGCGCCCAGCGGACAGCACGCTTGCGCTCGCCCACGCCAGCGAGCTTCTTCCTGACCCTAGCGGCGCGGATCTGCTCAGCCTTGAGAACTGCCTTGTTGTGAGTTACGAGTCGACGGAACTTCTCGATGTTGGAGCGGGCACGCTTGGCCCGATCCTCATGCGCCTTCAACTGTTCACGAAGTGGTGTCATAGATAGAAGACTATGCGCGGCTGTGTCAGCGCTGAGTGCCGACACTGCTAAGCACCGCCAGCCTTGAGATGAAGTTCTCAAAGCGGTTTCGCTGGCTGTCGATCGAGACGTCGGCGCTCTGCTGATCGTGGTCGTAGGAGACTCCGGCGATGTCGCCGTCGCGGCCCTGTGCTCCGGTGTCGGGGTCGATGCGGTGCGAGAGGTGGATGCGCTCTCCGACCTCCAGCAGCAGCTGCGACGGATGGATCGTCGCTCCGCTGAGGTAGTCGCGGGCGCCCCTGCCGTCGACGCTAATGCTGCCCTTGAGCGGCGTCTGAGCGTGCGATCGGAGGTAGTTGTCGCCCAGTTGCGCCGCAAGAGCGGGGGTCACCATCGACTCGACCTGCAGCCGCTTGGTACGGCTGAATCCGCGCTTGTCCACGAGCGTCGGGAGCGCGTAGGACACGAGCATATCGTCGATCGTCACCGTGTCGTTGACCGCAATCAGCCCGACCTCCATCGGGTAGCTGTCGAGCGAAACCTTGATCGTGACGGGGGTAGTCGCGGTGTTCACATCAGAAGCTGGTGACCAGCTGACCGTAATCGTGGCCGTGTTCGATAGCCCGATGTAACTGCTGGCTGCGGCAGAGGCGTAATCTGTCGCCGATCCGAAGTTGCAGGCGGGGACGAAGGTTATGTAAGGGTCTGAGTTAGTCACAGCGGTAAAAGTCAGGTTGTAGGTGATCCCATTCTTGAAGACGAACCCGCTCTGAACAGTCCCGGTCGCCGAGTAGGCCGCCTTCGTGCCGTTTACGATCTTGAACTCGCCCTGAGATGAGGCGTTCCGCAGGAAGGTAGCGGCGGTGGCGTCGTCAGATGCCCAGTAACTGAGGTTAGACCCAGTTGTCACTGACGAGAAGTCACCGTTGTAGAGGCTCTGAGGGACCGTCTGACTGGGGCCAGCCGACAGCAGCCCGGAAACCCCGGACGCATACCGAGAGACTCTGACCGATGCTCCATCAGTACCTGTACCCTCGACGACTACCTTGTTGTAGATCTCCTCGGCCGAGTTCGACGACGCATCCTCGAATCGAGAGCCGCCCCACCTGCCGACAGCGACAGTCGGAGCTGATGCCTTCGGCTTGAACACAAAGCTGCGGCCGGGGTTCACCTTTGCGATGAACCCGTAGTAGGAGTTCGCCTGCTCGATGTACTCCCTCGGAGTCTTGCCGCCGTCAGTCGATGAGAAGTTCGGGATGTTGAAAGCTGGCGAAGCCGTCTGAATGTTTGGCGACCCGTTGATCAGCGGAGCCTTGGTGAGGGCTTCCGTTACGATCTGCTCGCCGCTGGGTCCGGTGATCTTCGCAGGAGTGGAGCCAGCAGCCGCCGTGTAGTAGCTCGATTTACCAGTGACCGCGATCGAGGTGACCTTCGCTATGTAATTGGAGGTTGCGACCGCAGTAGCATCGTCCCTTCGAAGTCCTAGCAGCACATACCTGCAAGGCGTAGAGAAAGTCCCGCCGACCGTCTTGGTGGTGCCATCCGCGCCCATCGAGACGCCAGTGGCCCCGAAAGCGTTCAGCGATGGTCCAGTCAGAGCCAGAGCAGAAACACTTGAAGCTCCGCGAGCGTACATCTGGAAACCGCCACTCGTAGACCCAGCAAACCCGCTGCCCTTTTCGACCAACCAAGTCGCGGTGATGGCTGAGATCTTGGCTTCTGGGCCTGCGTCGTAGATCACGCCAGCAAAAGTGTTCTGCCACGACTCTATGCCCTTGCCCCAGCCGAGAATGATCGCTCCGTCGCCGACCTCGGCCGTGACGTTAGGCCGGTAGTAGTTCGGGCGAGCGCCCTGAAACTCAGTCGGCGACTTCCAACTTGAGAACATCGAGTCGACCCAGACCTGCTCAAAGCTGTCGTCGTCGAGGTGGTACTGCCAGCCCTTGCACTGGACGCTAACCGAACCTCCGTCCGAGTCGCTGGTCGGGGTCTGGCTGATGAACCCATCCCAGACGAGCACGCCGCCAATCTCGATCTCGACCGGGGTGAAGGCCAGCAGGTCAGGCCACAGGGCGCCGGGATCGCGCTTGAGCGTGAAGCTCGCAGTGTCTGGCCCCCAGTTGTTCGCGTCGAGCTTGATGCCTTCGGCGCTTACTCCTCGCAGACGGTCAACTCCGCAGGTCTCCCAGCGGCCCGAGATCGGCTGGAGGCGAACGGCCGCGTCAGCGGTCTGCATCAGCTTCCCCTAGCGAGGAAGTAGCGCGGGATGATCGTGCCGGTGAGGGTGAGGTTCTGCGAATCATCCGCGATGTCAGTGACGTCCGGCACGCCGAGAGTTGCCTTGATGAACAGGTTGACGTCGCCCGGTGGGATCTCCAGCACCTGACCGCCGAGGCCCGAATCTGGGTAGGGCGTAGTCCCGAGCCAGCCGCTCAGATCGTTGCGGATCGTCTTGGTCGTGCTGCCGGTCGAGTTGATGAAGCTGGGGTAGCTGCTGTCGGGGGCACGGCCTGTTGGCGTCAGAGCACGCTGCTTGGCTGGCACGATTGCGAGGTAGTCGATTGCGAACTCTGTCGAGGTAGTTGTGTTGGCAAAGGTCGTGGCTAGGCGAACCTTGTAGCTGGATCGGTTGTTGACGTCGACCACCGCCGGTAGCGTCCCGAGCCTGTAGAAGTACCAGCCAGACCCCGACGCTGGGTACGCGAGCAGCTTGCCGGTAGCCCCGAACTCAGTTGTGTACCGCGACGAAGCGCCGCCAGACGAGGCGCTGACCGGCTCCAGCGAAGTGATGACCGTAGCGCGGTGGAGGGTGTTGACGTAAACCCTGCCCCAGACTTCAAGCTGGATTTCGCTGCGGGTGAAGTCATCCCGGATCATCGTCGATGGGTCGATTGCTACATCGAGGGTATATGTGATGCCAGCAGTGGGGCTGGTGATCCCTACTCGGTTGATGCTTGGCGTGCTCCCGGTTCTGTAGGTGTAGTTAGTAGCGGTAACCCCGGTATTGGCGGTGCTGCCGTTCGTCGTTAACGTGATCGCCCCGAACGGCACATTGGTCGAGGCGTTGGCCGACAGAGTCGGCTTCTGCGTCCAGCCGACCATGAAGAAGTCCGAGCCGGAGCCGGTCTGAGCGACTGAGAGATCGAGCAGGGCCGGGGCGCTGCCGGGCACACCAACTGAGTAGCCACTGGCGGCGGGAACAGCGACGGTAGACGGGTACCAAGCCGCCGCAGTCGAGAATGTGATCGCCGCACCGCGAGCCAGCGGAGCGACAGGCCAGTTCACATCGAAGACGAGGGTCTTAGTCTGCGAGAACTCAAGCGGGCGGTACTGGGCTTCCCAACCGGCGGCGCCCCGGATCTGATAGAAGACCGGGCGGGTCGCGCCTTCGGGCTGCCACTTGAGGAAGTAGTCGGCCTCGTGTGTGTCCTCCAGCGCCGAGAGCAGCGTCTCCCACCTGACGATCGCGGCATCGGCCGAGGAGCCGCTGACGAAGAAGCTCGCGCCCACAGCCCCGTTGCCGTGCGTCTCAGAGGTCTGGTTAGCCCCGCCGTAGCGCCGCGAGGTCTGCGAGAACTGAGCTTGGCGCTCGGGGGCTTGGATCTTGAAGGTGTCGCGGACGATCTGAAAACCAGAGCTGGTCGAGTTGAGGTCGATCTTCACCGTCCCGAGGTCGGTGCGGCCGGAGTTCATGACCCCTATCTGAAATGTGTCAGCCATTAGCCAACCGTTATTCTAGGAGTCGTCACGCCGCCCTGCAGATCAAAGCCACTGGTAGCAGCCTGCCCGATCGCCATGAGAGTGTCGGGGTCGCCGGGGTGCAGGGTGTTGATCACGATCGTCGGTGAATCGCCGGAGCCAGCAGCGCCCTTGCGGGACATTCTTGAGCCACCAGAGGCTACAACGCCGCCGAAGCTGTCGCCGAACATACTCCCGGCGGCGAGACCGTAGGCCTGACCGATCGCCGCCTGATTGCGGAGGTCGGTTATCAGGGCGTTCTGCTTAGCGGACTCAGCAGCCTGCAGGCCGCTGGCGTCGCTCATCGACTTCGTGCGGTTGCTGAGGATCTCGCGCTGGTAGTCGTCGATAGCCTTGCTCAGCTTGGCCTTGGCCAGAGGCGACGCTCCCGGCAGCGCTCTACGGTAAGCAGAGAGCAGCTTGTGAAGGACTCCGTCGCGCCCCTTACGAGCACGCTCGAACGACTTGCTGTTTCCTTGAGCGTCAGCGAGGTCCATCCTTGCCGAGAAAGCGTCAGCCTGAGCCTCCCAAGTCTGCAAGCGGCGGCTGAGTCGAAGCGTTCCCTTTGAGAGGTCGCCGGTGCGAAGTCGACTCCTGAGAGTTCTAAGCTCTGCCTCGGCCCGGCCCAGCTTCGCTCGCTCCGACTTGGTTACTCCGTTGTCCTTGATCCCCTTGATCTTATTGACGAGAGACTTGGCGCGAGTCTTGCCGGACTTGATGTTGCTCTCGATCTCGCTCGTGTTGAAGATCGCTCGGCGGTAGTTGTGAGCGCGACCGGAGGCAGCAGACTCGACGACCGTCATCCCCAGATCGGACGCGGCCGCAGCGAGGTAGCGCTTGTTCTGCGCCCGGTAGGCTGGGTTGGTGGCGATGACGTATTCGGTGCGGTTCTCCTCGCCGACCAGCAACGTCGGCTCGTTGATACGCCCGCCAAGCTTGCCGTTCCGCATTGGGCGACGGCCAGCGTTGAGGCCTGCGGTGCCGACCTTGTAACCGGACGCGGCGTTGATGACGCCACCCTCGGCGTTGCCCTTGATTCCGAAGCTGAACACACGGCCTGCCAGCTGTGACAGGCTACCGAGGACATCGTTGACGACTCCAATGGCGTTGGTGTAGGCCCGAATCGAGAAGCCCTTGTCTGGGATTCTTATATTGAGGATCTGCTGGATGATCTTCTTGGCGTTGTCCGGGTTCGCGTCGATGATCGCTTGAATCTTCTTTGCGTTGATCCCGGCTTCAAGTGCTTGACGAGCTGTCTCAGCAACTCGTGCGACTTGGCCCTGATCCTGAATGTTGAGCGCGATGCCAACAGCCAGCTTGTAGTTCTTGTTCTTGTTCGCCAGCTTGCCGAGAGCGTTCTGCATCGAAGTGTCGTCGATGCCCATACCGGCGTCTGCTCTGGCTGCAAGGATCGGAACGGCTGCTTGATTCTGCTTGGCTACCTTGAGCCGGTCGTACTGCGCTATCAGCTGGTCTATGAGACGAGCCTGCTCGCCAAACTCATTTCTGGTCGTCTTACTATTGCTGGTGTCGTTGGCTACTTCGCGAGCCGCTGCGGCGAGTTCTCTAAGCCGCTTGGGGTTCTCTAAGCCGGTGATGTTGTCGAGATCCTTAGCGAGCTTCTCAAGAGGACCACCCTTTAGGTATGGCATGGAATCTAGAGAGAAGCCTGTTCGGAGCTGGTCCGAGATGTTGCGGATCTTCTCCAAGGCGTTTCCAAGCTGGCCTTTCTGACCGTACTCGTCGTTCAGATCCTTGACTGACTTTGCCGCTTCCTTAGTTGCGATTCCGAGATCACGGTAGGCCGCCCGCACGTCTCGAACAGCTTGCTCATGTTCCTTAGTGCCCGGAGTGGTCTGGGCCAGTCGATCCTTAGCCCCCTCCAGATTTGCAGCAGCCATGTACTTCCTGTCAAACGCGCTACTCATCGCCGTCTTTAGGTCAACAGCCCGCTGCTTAGACTTCTCCAGCGCCTTGTCAAGATCCTCGGCCTGCTTGCGGAGACGGTCCATGCCGCCGCTCCAGTCAATGCGAGAAATCCCGTAGGCCAAGGCGGCTGCCGCCACTGCGAGAAGCCCGAAGACCCCGAGCGCAAGCGAGGCGCTGGTGCCGAGCGCCAGAAGCGCGGCCGCGACGCGGGGGGCGACAGCCTCCAACGCGGTCAGGGCGCTGGTCACGAGCACACTCGTGTTGACCCACGCCATCAGCTTGACCGCACCCATCGCCATGACTCCGGCTGTCCGAGTGAACGTGCCGAACAACATCGTCGCAGCGATGTTCACTGCGAAGAGGACGCCAGCACCGGCAGCGAAGATCTGGAAGAACTGACTGACCACCGGCAGCTTGGCCATCCAACCGACCAGCTTGGCAATCTCCGTGGTGACAGCAAAAATAGTCGATGTGACCGGGGTCAGAGCCTCGGCCCATGTGGCAGTGGCGGAAGCTAGAGGCCTAAAGGTGTTGACCAAATTACTGACAAGGTCAGCCGCTCTCATAAACCACGTTGAGAGTTCTTCTCGGCCGCTGCCGTCACTGATCGAGGCGTTCCACTGGCGGAAGGTCGCGGTCAGGCTGTCGGTGAGGGAGCGCCCGGCTTCGCGTGAGGCTCCGAAGAAGCTCTTAGCCCAGCGCCCGGCTTCGAGGAACAGTCTGCCGACCGACTTGAGGTCGCCCATCAGCGAGTCGACCCGGCGGTTCAGCGAACTGGTGTTTCCGGTGGCGCTGAGGACGCCTTCGCTCCATCGCTTGAAGGTGTTGACCAGCGGGTTGAGGTGCCGGGAAGCGGACGCGCCAATCCGGGCCAGCGCCATTGTGATGTTCCCAATCCCTGTGACGAGCGGCTGGATCGCTGAGGCTGCGTTTCGGAACATGGTCCCGAAAGCGCCACCGTTTCGCTGGGAGGAGTCGGCCCGCATCTGGCTCATGAATCCGCTGACCCCGCGCTGGAGGCCGCCGGAGAAGGCGTTTGTGTTCTCGGCGAAAGAGGGAGCCATCTGCTTCATGGTCCGCATCGCGTCCGTCAGGATCAGCGAGATCGAGTTGCGAGTCGGAGAGGTCAGCTTGGCGAAGACCAGCTGAGCCTCCTGCAGCGACTGAGCGGCCTGACGAGCCAGCGGGGAGGCCGACTTCATCGCAGTGTTCATCTGCTCTTGGGCCTTCTTGGCCTGCTTCGACCCTTCGCCGTACTTCATGACGGCCTTGTTGTAGGCGTCGCCGGTCTGCTTGAGAACCTTGAAGTCGTTGATCACCGGGATCATCGCCATGCGGATTCCGAGGAAGCCCTGACCGAGTCCGCCGAGCGCCCCGACAGCGAGGGCACCAAGCCCGGCTGCCGCGCCAGCGGCTACGCCGACAAAGGAGAGAAGCGAGAGAGCCGTGCCTTGAACGATTGGCCCTAGAAAAGTGAACGCACTGATGAGTCCCTTGATCGTCGCGTTGAATGGGCCGAGCCTCACCCCCTCGCGGCCGAGTTTCTTAAGTGTGTCTATCGGAGTCTTGGAGTTGGTGAAGAACGACCAGACCTTGTTGAACTTGGTCTGCTCGTTGCCGAGCTTGGCCATCGCAAACTCAGCGCCCCTGAGGGCCATCTGGTAACTCCGCATCGCACGAGAGTCGCTGAGTACGACTTCCGCGTGGTCTCCGTGAGCGTCGGTCGAGTCGCGGAGGACTTGTGTTTTCCCGACGACCGCGCTCTGCAGCCGCTTGACTTGATCGGCGTGCTCCTTCTCGGAGATGCCGAGGATCTTGAAGGCAAGGCCAAGCTCCTTGGCGGCTTGGCGGTTCTCCAGCATCTGGATCTGGAGATCCTTGAGGTACCTCTCGAACTGCTTGGCGTTGGCCTTGGCCTGCTGGTAGCCGTCTTCGCCCTTCTTGATTTTGCTGAGTTCGTTGAGCTGCTTCTTTACGCGAACAATCTCGCGGTCGAGGTCGTTCTTCTCAATGTCAATGTTGACCTTGACCTTTTCACGGCCGATCGCGTCCAGCTCCGCAATCGTCTTGGCCGTGAGCGCCTTGAGTTCTGCGTTGTACTTGCGGGTATCGAGATCAGCGACGACGCTGACTTCGGCAATCTTCCGAGCCATCAGCCGCCGCCGATCCCGCTACCGACAGGCTTGCTCTTCCACTCCTCGATCTCCCTGCGCTTCTCGGCCTCCTGCTCCTCGCGCCGGGCGCGGAACATCAACGCCTCTGCGACGCAGTAGTTCAGGAACTCATCCTCGGAGAATTGAGGAAGGGGCAAGCCAGCTTCCTTACACGTTATCCAGACCCGAAAGGCCAGCGGCGACGCCACGAAATCGACGAAACGACTCCTGCGTGTCCAGCCCTGAGAGGTGACGGTAGACGGCGTCCATGTCGCGCTGACGGGTGGCGAACTCGACGATCATCTCGATGTCCTCCGCCGGGATCTCGGCGACGTCTTCTTGGGAGATCTCAGGCTCGACTACGGTCTTGCTGACGAGGAAGGCGTAGAAGTCCCACTGCTGCTCGATCATCTCAGCGCTGATCTGAGGGTTCCCGGAGTCGATTGCGTTCTGCTGGTTGACTGCCGCTTCGACGAGGCCGTTGGGAAGCTGCCCGGTCCTCAGCATCAGCGAGAGGTTGGGGAGCTTGATCGAGACGACGGTGCCGGAGGGGAGGGTGACACCCTCGTGAACTGCTGCCTTCTTCCAGCTGGTTTTGGTTGCTGCCTTAGTGCTGCTCATTACCTTGTGCCTCCTTAGGCTGTAGGTTTGGGTTGTCTTCCAGACGCGCCAGCATCTGTACTAGAATCGTAACCTCGCGCCTGACGCGCTTAGCTTGAGTCCTCGCCAGATCTAGCGCTGTAACTGCTTCCTGCTGTTCCATATGCCCCTCCTTGGGGCTGTTGGTTAGGCCGACTTCTGGTTCTTCACAGTGGCAGTGATGATGCTGCCGCTGGAAGGACGCTGCGCCTGAGCGCGGACGCTCACGACGATCGGGTCGCCGCCGGGGTTCGGCTCGACCGGGAAGGCCTCGTATGCGAGCGACGGGATCGAGAAGGCGATCTCGTTGTTGGTGCCTCGCGTGAGGGTGATCGTGGCGGCCTGCGTGAAGATCGAGTTGCTGACCGCACCACCGGATCCGCCGTAGAAGAAGCTGGAGTACTGGGTGAGATCCTCGAAGATCAGGTCGAACGAGAGGTTGACCTCGCGGGTGCCCGGAACCATGTCGTAAGGAACCACGTCGTCGGTCTGCTGGACCGAGATGTTGTTCGAGATCGACAGCTCGAAGCTGGACACGAGGCTGGTGGCGCTTCCGCCGAGCGTGATCGCCGCCTGATTGTAGTTGTAGACCGCGTCGCTGACGACAGTCGGAACGGTGGGGGTGATGTTTGTCGTCGGGTTAGACGCGAGCTTCTCGGGCGTGCGGCCCATGACCGAAGCGCTGATCGTGGCCGGGCCGCCAGCCTCGGCCTTGACCGTGACCTCGGAGACCATGCAGTCGGTGAACTTCTCGTAGAGCGTGTCGCTCTGATTGCGCCAGATGGTGTAGTACGGCAGCGTATTGTTGGCGGTAATCGAGTGTGTGAAGTTGGTCGTCCCGGACACTCCCTTAGAACCAAGCACAGCCTCAAGAATTGTGTGCGAGTAGGAGTCACGAAGGTAGGCCTCCGGGCTGCCCTCGACGCCAGTGCGGACGAGGTACGAGACACCCTGATCGCGGCTTGCGTCGGTCTCGGAGAGGTTGCCGGTCTCGATGGTCGGGCTGAGCGATCCTCCGGTGAAGGGAATCAGGGGAGTGACAGCGTTAGCGGCGCCGCTCAGTGAAGCTGCGGTGCCCTTACCACTCTGCTTAGCGATTGCCCACCAAGCTACGTTTCCGACAAGTCCGGCCATTTAGTTACTTCTCCTCCTTGGGAGCAGGCGCTGCGGCCTCCTCGACGATTTGCAGGTACGGAACCTGAGTAAGCGACGCTGCCAGAGCGGCGTCGTCGACCTTCACAGGCTTGTCGGAGACCTCTACAGATCCCTCCGGGGCTTCGACACGGATCTTGCCGGTGGCTCCGCCGAAGTAGTCGGAGCAGTCAGCGGTCTTCTCAAACGATGGCATGAGAGAAATACTAGGGGTGCCTGTGACAGCTAGGCGGCCGGATTCTGACCGTAGGCCACGACGACCGCATTGAACCTGCTGATGTTGCCTGTTGGGTCAGTTTCGTAAGTCAATTCCTCAAGCTGGAACCACCAAATATCCGAAGTGCCGGTCTGCTGGTAAGCGCCCAAAGCGGTCCTGAAACGGTAGGCGTAGCCCTCGATCGTGGCAGGGTCAACGATGCGGTCCACATCCGGGTCCGGCTCCCAGATCGTGAGAAAATCGACCCCGATCGTCGTCAGCAGGGCAAGACGGTCGTCCGGCTGCGGCTCCTCTCTAATCGGATATACGGCCGCGACCAGCCCGTACTGGGCCAGCGAGTTGTCGGTGAACCCGACCCGGACGCTGATCCGCTCGGTCTTGAACTCGGCGTTCAGGATGTCCTGAATGTGCTGGCGGGCTTGGGTCGTCGGCGACGGCATTAAAACTCTGACTTGAGTTGGTCAATAATTGCTTCCTGCGCCACCTTCAATGCAGGGCGGAGGAACGGGTTAGGCTCAATAGGAGGCCTTGTCACGACCGCTGGCCAGTTGTACTTGGCCTCTGGGTAGTTATCTGGGTACTTGTCGCTAGGGGGTCCAGTAAACATCCGTCCTTGATTTTGCCAGAAGAAACGCATGAGAGCTGGACCAATTTTGAGGGGTCCAGAACCTTCCTCAATCACCCTTGCGTAGGGAGCATCAGAATAGATCTCTAGCTGACCGCCGCTAGCTGTGTAGCGGATAGAGCGGTGCAGCTTGCCACTGCTGTACGGTGCTGCCTCTTTAGCTGCGGCCTTACCGGCGACACCACCGGCCCGAAGCGCTCTACGGCGAGCACCAGCATCGAGCGTCGCCAGTTTGCCGGTAGCCTTGTAGCGACCGTCCATCCTTACGCTGACTCCAGCCACTAGAGCCTCAGCCGCTGGTAAGGATCGAGAAGCGACTTGGCCCTGCTGGGAATCGCTTCAACGAGCGGAGCCGGAAGCTGCACCGAGTAAGACTCGAACTGCTGGGAGATGTAAGGCTTGGGCGACTCGGCCATAGCCGCCGCAGTGTAGACAGCTGCCTGTTGTACGTCATCTGGTACCACTGGCCAGCCCCAACTCGCCGTCACGGTGACCGTGACTGGGCGGTTGAAGTCGTAGGTGTCCAAGCCGTAGGTGAAGCCCATCGCCGGGCTGACTCCGTTGATGCCGTTGATCAGGAGCCAGTAGTGGACCGGCGAGCGGCGGTCGGGCTGAGCGAGGTACTGCGAGGACGAGATGGTAGTACCAGCGACCGTTACGGCAGTGATGCTGGAAGCGGCGCAGTCGTCGATCTCAAGCGTGCCGCTGCCGTCGTAGAGGAAGCTGCGAGTCTCGGTCTCAAGCAGCGTTCCAAAATCCCGGTCGGTGTAAGTACGGATAGCCGCCGAGGCGTTCTTGATTGCCTGCTCCAAACGGATGTCACGAGCGGTATCCGAGTAGGGGATTCCGATTGCGTCCTTGAGCGTCTGGAGAGAGATGAGGTCACTTTGCTCCACCTCTACGAGTCTACGTCTCCTAACGACAACGGCCCCCCGCACCGAAGTGCGAGAGGCCGCGAGAGTGCCGATGTAGCCGAGGCTACTTCTTGGGAGCTTCCTTCTTGGCAGCTCCGGCAAACACTTCCTCCGGGGTCGGCTCAGAGAGCGCACCCAGAGCGTCCAGCTTGCTGACCTCGTCACTCAGGACGTTCGAGACTGCGTCCGGGTGATCGGCGGTGAGCACTTCGTCAAGCTCGACATGGTCGACCTTGCCGGTGGTGGGATCGAGTGTGACCTTAGCCATTACTAGACGCCCCTTTCTCAGCCTGCGGCGAGGCCTGCTCCGCCAATGACGGAGAATGCCTTCGGGTAGCGGGCTGCGGTGAAGCCGACACGCTCCTCAACACGGAACACAGTCTGGTTCGTGGAGAAGTAGACGTGCGGCGACTGGTCGACGGTCATGCCCTGACGGTCGAGGATCAGGCCTTCGTTGAACGCACCGACGATGACGCGGGACTCGTTGGTTCCGCTGCCCTTGTTCGTCGGGATGTTCTTGGTCAGGACGACCGGGAACCCGAACAGCTCCCCTGCGGGGATCGGGTCGTTGGCGCGGCGGCCGAAGGCCGTCGAACCGGCACCGATCAGGTACGTCGACGGAGCCGACGACTCCCGTGCCTTCACGATGCGCGCCCAAGTGCGGGGGTGCATCACGATGTGGCTCGGGTTGCCCTGATAGTTCGTCTGGACGTCCGTGATCGCTCCGACGATGGCGTCGAGGAGATCCGGGATCGTGGTTGACGAGAGAGTCGTCGAGTTCACGCCGGAGGTGTTTAGGATGCCCGTGGGCTTGCCCGAACCGTCGCCCTCGATGAACGCCTTCTCCTCAAGCGTCGCGAGACGCTTGGCGATGTCCGCCGTGACCAGCGAGTCGATCGACGGCGAAGCGTCGGCGAGCAGCTGGTTCGACACGACACCCAGACCAGCGGCGGTGAACACGGAAGCCGTGATCTGGCCGAAGGTGAGGTTGCCCTCAGGCTTCGATCCAAGCTCCGTGACCCACTCCGCAGTCATCGCGCCCGTGGACGAGGTGACCTGAATGGACGAGGTGTTGACGTTCATGGATGAGAACAGCGGACGAAGGACCGCAGCCTGCTCGCGGACCGTGATCAGCTCCGAGAGGATCTCGGGGAGAACAAGGTAACCACCAGCGGTGTTGGTGCCTTCGGTCATGGCCTTTCCGTCCATGCCCTTGAGCAGGCGGGCGCGAGCGTCCTGATCGCCCTTGTTCGCCAACAGGATGTCAGCGTAGAAGGAACGAGCGGGCTTGCCCTGTGCGACAGCCTTCTCGCCGTAAACGACGTCGGCATCGGAGACCGGCACGCCGGACCCGAAGTTGAAATCGACCGGCTTGCGGAGAGCTTCGATGGCCTGCGTCAGCGTGGAGACCTGCTCCTTGACGCCCTTCATCTCCATCTCCTTGATGCGTGAATCACGCTCAGAGGAAAGCTCAGCAAGTGCGGGCTTGATCTCGCGATCAAGCTCCTCACGAAGAGCCTTTGCGTCGGCCGGGTCGGCTTCGACCTTGTCGAGAAGCTCCTGAGCGCGGCTCTGGAGTCCCTCAAGGCGGGCGCTGACGTCGGCAAGCGCGTCCTCGTCACGCGAAATGGTTGTATCTTCCATTTTGAGTGATGATTCTTTCTGAATCGTGGGTTTACTTGGTCCGCCACAACAGCGCCGCCAAAAGGCAGGTTTGATTGCAGGTTGAGAGAAACGCTACTTAGCGTTGTGACAGAAGATCGAGGGCATCCTCGAAAGTGTCCAGCGCTGAGAGATCAAACTGCGGCGCAGGCTCAGGTCCGAGCGCCTTGCCGACTACCGTCCCAAGCGTCCGGGGGTTGACCGGCGTGGGGGTGAGAGAAATCTCTACGAGGTCAATCTCGTTGATCAGAGTGCGGCCGCGCTCGGCTGCCTTCTTGAAGAACCCGCCGATCGAGAAACCTCGAAGTGTGCCCTTGGCGACCTGACGGAAACGGTTGGCTGCCTCTGTGCCCGGCTCGGGCTGATCGACGCGAGCCTTGATCCAAAGCCCCTTGCCGTCGACGCGGGCCTCGACTACCTGACCCATCGCCTCGGACATCTTGTGGTGGTAACAGAGGACCGGATTGGTCATGTACTTGTCGAGCGCCTTCTGTAGGGCGCCCGGTGCGATGTACTCGCCGTCGCGGTCGATGTCGAAGTCGGAGGCGTAGCCCTCGATGTAGAGGTCGTTGCCTTCTTCGAAGGCTTTGCCTTGCAAGGCAAAACCCCACGAGAACTCGACTGCCTTGCCAGCGGGCTTGGCTTCCATCTGCTTGACGACCGAAGCGGCCCACCTGCGACCAGCGTTGCCGCCCCAGAGCATCCAAGCTGTGCGCCACGGCGAGGGGCCGGAGCCTCCGTCATCCGGGCGGGTCTTGTCATGGCGCTCAAAGAACGAGTACATCCGTTTGACATGGTCGTCGGTCAGCGAAGCGCCCGAAGCGATCTTGCGGGCGCGGGCTACGGTCGCTGCCTCAAGCCCACCACCGGCCTCGCCGTTGTCGTACATCTCAAGGCCGCGACGGGCAGCAGACTGCACCGCCTGCGGGGGAGTGTTACCGGAAGCCATGAACCTATTGTGGCGCTGGGCTTGTCAGCGGAATCAACGCTCCGCACGTCAGGCAACTGGTGTTCATCTAGACAGTAATGGGTAGAAGGCCAAGCCCAAGCGAAGCCTTCTGAATCGTGATGTTGCTGCTTGATGAGGGTGTGGTTGCGAAGTCGCCGTGGAAACGAACGGTGATTCCGCTCGCACTGGATGAGACGAAGTGTCGGCAAACTACGTCGAACCAATGGCTGCTTCCGAGGTTCGGGCTGCTCAACCATTGAGTATTGGTGCTGGTTGATCCGTCTTGGATCTTAAGGATGGCGTTGTTTACGCCTTGCCCGTTGGGTATCCAGACGCGCATGAACGCAGTGACCCAGCGACTTCGAATGTCAGCTGCGACTGCCGGAGTAATGACTTGTTCTAGGTAAACCGCGCCCGCTCCACTGGTTGTTGCGGTTGGAACGATTTTACAACCCCACGAATACGTTGGTTCGCGGTTCGTTGTGTCCTTTGAGCACGTCGCGTTGCTGCCCGTCCAAGAGTCCGGGACACCGGGGCTTGTCGTGTATGTGGCGAAATCGGGATTGGCGAGCAGGTTCTTCTCACTGGTGCTGAAGACTGTGCGCGGCTGCACCACTGGGTTGATTCCCTTGAGCGTTCCGAACGCTTTGAGCGCACGATTGGCCCACAACTGACTGCCATTGTATGTACCCGACTGACTTGGGTGAACGCCATCCGAGTTGATGTACGAAGACGGTGCGCCAGTGTCCATGAAAGCTTGGTAGGCGTCGAGAATGCTGCAGCCGTACACGCTTGCGAGCCAGTGCATACTTGCGCGGCGTTGGGCTTGGTAACTGCCAGCGTTTGTCGCTGGGCTGACTTGTGGGTTCTGAGTGCAGAGCACGAGTTCTGCTCTTGGCATGAGTCGGCGTGCAGTGGTGATAACGCTCTGGTAGCGCATCTCGAAATCCTTGCCGACAAGTTGTCCCTCGTTGTGTCCGGTGTTGATGACCAACACGTCCGGGTCTTTCACCTGTGCGGCGGTCATCACCTTGCCATTCATGTATTCGAAGCTTGTGCCTGAAACACTTCCGTTCCAGAATCGGATTGTGGGATAGCCGGAACTTGCTGTTTGGACAACAACGTAGTTCGGGCTGCTAGCGGCGTTGGTGTAG